ATGTATCTTGTTTGTTAGTATTCATGGTGACTTTTAGACCCATCATCTTTCCTGACTGTTCGAACTTTTTCTTTTCAGCAGGATGCATCTTCTTAACTCTGTAAGTAATCATCTCTTCTTGTAAGTCTTCTTCCCATATATTTCTATATGTGTCCATAATAGACTGTCTTGCACCTTGTTGTGCCTCTTCTACTGAATCAGTCATGTATCCAGCGAACTTACCTTTCTGGATGGTGTTCTTCTTAATGATGTTAGATAGTTTATCTTTCTTCTGAAGAAGTTTCTTTGCCTTCATTCTGTCGTGGTACATAAATGTATATGTTTTACCATCTTTCTCATCTTTAACTGAGTAACCAGTAGCAGTCATCTTAGTGACTTTACCTTGTCTCTTATTACCTTGTTTAGGTTCATAGAAATCTACACCTGTACCAGTTTTGATATCTTTCTTACCCTCTGCACCCATACCATGTTGTGCGAGTTTTCTATAGTTCTCTGTTAAATCTGTTTCTTCTTTAATTACTGCTTGACTCCAACCACCACCGTGGTCTTCTGCGGTCTTTAGTTTACTTAATGATACATATAAAGGTTGCAAGTCTTTGCCGTCTTTATAATCAGATGTTTTACTGTAAGTACTGTCAATCATAAGACCGACTTTGTATGCACTTGAACCCTCTTCAGGTGTTGAGTAAACTGGTTTCTGTTTGATTTTGTTTGTTCTGCAATATGTATCAATCATCTTCTTTGCAGTTTCAAAATCTTTCTTATTTTCTGGTGAAGTGATTCTGTCTCCTTTACCACCTCTAAACTGAATGTAGAAGTCTACACATCTAGGATACTGTTTGTCATTGTAAGGTTTGAAACCCTCTTCTACAGATTCTACTGGTACTTCTTTGTACCCTTGTCTTTTATAATCAGCAATCTTCTTCTCGTTGCCCTTTTTTGCCATACTGACACCATGTGTGCCTTTAGAATCAGTCTTTCTTAATTTTACAAAGAGGTGTTTTTTATTTTTGGGTGTAGCAAATTGTTTAACTAAGTCATCTCTACCATAGAATGAACCCTCATCTAAATTGTTAAGGTCATCTCTGAATGTCTCTTCGTTTGCGTATTGTAATGCGTTTTGAACTTCTTTTGATTTAAGAATCTTATCACCAAAGAACTTTTTAATTTCTTGTCTTGCAATAGTATCTGCACCACCAAGGTCAAGTGCAACTTCTACTGCTTTCTTGATATCGCCTGGTTTTACTTTGTTTCTACGAAAATAGGCAGATGTTTCTCTACCTGTGAGTTTTTGTTTGCCGTAAGGACCTAAAGGATTTACTTTACCGTCCTTGTCTAAAACTGACTTTGCCTCTTGAAACAGATTCATGTTATTTCTCGATTGAATTGATAATAGTCTTAACTTGGTCTAATCCGTACTTCTCTATGATTATCATGAAGTCTTCTTTCATTGCCTTCAAATCTTTTAGATTACCACGATATTTGATTTTGTCTTTGCCCTCTTCGACTTCTTTCTCATCATCGTCTGTATCTTTACCTTTCTTCTTGTCTATTGCTTTCTGAAGAGCAGGTGGTAATTTTCCTTCTTCGACTTCTTCTTCATCGTCTTCACCTTTCTTCTTATCGATTGCCTTTTTCAATGCAGGTGGTAATTCGCCCTCATCCATTTTCTTGGAGATTGCCTGTCTTTTCTTATGAAGATATTCGTCTGAAGAATCAGTGTCGCCATCATTGTCAATGTCTTTGTCTTTACGGTCTGCAAACTTCTTCTTAACTGCATCTTTTTTAACTTTATCTAGACCTTCACCATCGTCTGACTTGTCATTGGTGTTGTCTTCATTCATCTCATCTCTTATCTTTGCCTTAAGGTCTCTGATATTGTTGTTAATTCTATCGCCCTTATGTTCGTGGTCATCAGCGGCGTCATCTCTACCTTGGTCTCTTGCCTGTTTAGCAGAATCATCAGCTCGTTGTCTTTGTGTTCTTAGATTTTCGAGTTTGTCTTGCATACCCTTGATTCTTTGTTTCTTTAGAGCTGCATTTGCATTAAACGGTTCTTCTGATAGATGACCCTCTAACATGGTTCTCATATCAGCAACTAATTGGTCTGATACACCCTTATCTGTTAATTTCATTATAGTTCCCCTTGTTCGAAATAGTCAAACATCTTCTGTTTACCAGTTTCATTAAGTTTTAAAGACTTAGCAAGTCTGCCAAGCATATTTCTTTCTGTTAATTTTTCTATGGTTTTTTCAACTGACTCATTAGATGTAGCAATCTCTTCTTCTATGTGTGCGAGTTCTTCTTTGAGTCTGTCTCGTTTTTCTTCGAGTGACTCCACTGCCGTCTTTTCGCCCTCTGCAAGTTCTTTGAACTCTTCTTTAAGCATTTCCTCGATTTCATCAGATGTTAATTTCTCATCTATAATTGCTGGAGAAGTTTCGGTCTTGTTAAAACCTCTTACTTCTTCTAGTTTATCTTTCCAAGTTTTGTTTTCCATGATATAGTTATTTATATGTTCTCAATCCTTACGACTAGGTCACTAGTACCTTTAATGACTCTATGATAAGTCATCTTGGGTATGTAGTAATCTAATCCTATTGTTAAATCTTTAGGCAATTTGTCATCTAATTGTAATTGCCAACCACTTCCACTTAATACATGTACACATCGATTCTTTTTATCTCTGTGCCAAACGAGTTCGTCATCTAGTATATTTGGTTCGAATGTTCGATATATGAACTCTCGACCTGTACCATGTTGTTCTTCTATTCGTTCTCTGTATGGTTTCATACAAATATTTAGGTGTTATTTTTTACCAGAAAAATGAACCACCACCACTCAGACCAAGTTGTTTTGCGTATCTTGGTAGTCTACATGACCAATATCCTGGTGTGGTTTTATCATTTGCAGTATCACAATTATGTCTTGCGACATATGATGCTCTTGCCTTAGGGTCTTTAAATTTTACTGATAGACCTGATGTATCTCCGAATGTGACTTTCTTTGTCTTGTCACCGTCTTTAACATAGACATAGAACTTCTTAGGCCCGCCTGCTTTAGGTTTACCTATTGCAACATCTTTATCTTCTTCTTCGTTCATCTCCATCATAGGACAATCTAGAGGTACAAGTTCATTCTCATAGATATCATACTCACCTAAGTTTGTTTCTAAGACTTGTTTATCTATCTCTGTAAGATTGTATCTTCCTTCTGCAACTAGTTTTTTTGCCTCTTTGATTACTTCAAAGTACATCATTGAACCTAGTCTGAATGGATTATCTAATAGATTTGTTTCTGTCATCTGCAAGTCTCTCAATGTGTCATCGATTGCCATGCCCTTGAATGTGTTTATCTTCATTTTGCGTTACCTGGTGCAATATCTTTTAATGTCTTTTTGCCTTTGTTCATTTCTTTTTGTCTTACGACTTTCAACATCTTCTTGGCAAGTTTAGATATTGCTTTTGTTTTCTTATCGAGTATCTTTTCTAGAGCCCTCTTTTGACCCATACCCAATTCTGCTTTGTTTTTACCTTTTAGAATTCTTGAGGCAATCTTACTTCGAGCTTGTTTTTGTGCCCTCTTCATAAGTTTCTTTGGGTCTAGAATCTTTCTCTTCATTGCCTTCTTTCGTGCAAAGGCAATCTTCGCTTTGTTCTTACGCATTGCTCTGCGTTTCTTCATTCTAGTTTGTATAGAGTCTACCTCAGAAATGACTTCTGGTGTAGATTCTTCTTCGAATAAAGACTTGAAATCCTTAATCATTACTTCACCATTAAATCTTTGGCTCTTTTGCCTAATTTGATTTTCTTTTTAACTTTTCTAAGTTTATTTCTAATTCTACCCATGATACCCTTTGCAAGATTCTTAAACATACCTTCGTTGATTATGTCATCTGCCATAGTAGTATGTTCGAATACAATCTCACCATCGCCTGTCATATGTTTAATTGCAGTGTATAGACATTCTCGTGTCATTGTATCGTCAGCGCCTAAACCAGCAGGTAGTTTTTCAAATATCTGAGACATTTCATTCCACATGTATGATGCGAGCATATCTTTTTTACTGTATTCTGCATCATCATCATAGAATGTTTCTAGTTTCTTTTGACCCATTTGAAAATACTTTCTCATGGCATCATTCATTTTGTTATTTGCTTTGGTGATAGAGGTATCAGTCATACGGTCACCAATGAAGGCAAAGTAGTAATCACCTGTTCTGATAGGATATGATAATGCACTCCACTCATTTTTCATGGCACTATTATTTTCGTAATGGTCTTCATCTTCGTTGTCCATAATCCATTGAACTTCGTCTGAATTAAATCCTACTTTCTTTGCGTACTTTTGGATATTCATTTTTTTGGATAATGCTTCAGATAGAATCAGTGCATCGATTTCTTCTTCAAGTTCTTTTAGTTCTACTGACTCATTGTAAGGATATCCCTTTAAAGGATTATCAAACAACATAGACATATGATTCTTCTTGCCTTCTTTGTTCTTCTTACCTTGAATCTTAATCATCTTGTCTACATTTTCAGTATAAGATGTTTCTAATTCACCTGGTGTATCTGCCTTGTAAGCGGCAAGCATTTCATCTGTACCCATTAGATGAACACCATTGTCTGTTTTATTACCTTTTGCCATTTTTAATTATCCCCTGTTTTACTAGTCTTTCTCTAAGTCTAGGTTCTTTTCTATTATAGTTTTTAGATACTATTGATAGATTTGATTTATCATTATTCATTGGGTTGTTATCTTTATGATGAACATCTTTACCCTTTATGTCTTTGTTGTCTTTTAACTGATTTCTAGCTGAATTTCTTGCAGCTCGTCTTTTGATTTGTTCTGGTTTGCCTTGATAGTTCTCATACTCTTTTTTGTAATCTCTATCTTCTTCTACAGTATCTTCGCCCATTACTAACTGACCCAATGCCTGTGATATTTGAGTCAATACAGGTATTGGTATTTGTGCAATTAATTGTGCCTGAGCAGATGAAACACCTTTCATCTTACTTAACATTGCTTTGACTTTTGCGTTCTCTTCTATCTCGGTCTCTTCTGGCACACAATTAGGAACTACTTTTCCACCTTTCTTTTTTGTACCAACTTGTTTGTAACCATCCCAGCATGCTTCGTCCATTGTGAAGTCTTCGTCTGCAACGAATGACTCACCTCTAACTTTGTTTGCAAGGTCTTTGTCTGCCTTGCCCCATGTGCCTGAACCTTTAGTGATAAAACTATTCACTCTGGCAAATGCCCATTGTGGTGCAGTTGTACCAGGTCTATGACCAGTCTTATATGCAGCCAATCCTCTATCGTAAACTTTCTTTAGAATACCATATGAGATGCCTGATTTCTTTGCCTTGTTTACCAAACCTGTAATCTTTTCTACTATCACGGTTTCTTCGCCAAACTGTTTTTCATACTTCTTAGTATGAACTGACTTCTTAGTCTTACCTTCATCATCACCAGGTGCAGGTCCACTTTTCTTTGCCTTAAAGTGTGCATCTCGTTTTTGTTTAGTGTCTTTAGACAAACCACTATGATATTTTGCAGGTTGTGAACCTTCTTTATCTTTAATGTCTTTGTCTTGTTTAACTCTTTGTTCTAAGATTCTTTTAAATAATGTAGTCATACTTCTATTTATGTAATTTCTTTGTTAATAGTTGTCTTTGTTTCCAGAGTGTTGCTCTGGTGTTTCCAGGAAATGATGTAGACCATGCCATCAATTTACCAAAGACTGAGTTAGTTTTTCTTTTTAAAGAATCTAAATCATCATCATTTGATACTTGCATGAAGTCTCTTTTGAATAGTTTCTGCATAGATGCAATATTCTTTTGTGAATTGTTCCAATCTTTCTTAACAATCGCATCTGGTAATTGTCTTGGTCTTGAACTGTTTCTTGCCAATGCGTTTGGAAGTGATGTACTGACATACACCATTTTAGATTCGTAACCAAGTTTATCTAACATGTTCTTATACGCTTTAATCTTAGTGTCGTTTGCACTTGTAGTATCGAAGATAAGACCAAGTCTATTGTCAATGTATCTGTCCATCAATCGAGTAGTTTGTCTCTTCGCCTTCTTTCTAATTGGGTCTCTGATATCGGCAGGTACTGCATTTAAGTCTAAGGTTTGACCTGCCTTCTTTAGACCATTCTCAAATGACTTATCTGTATTGACTAGTTTCAACCCTAATGCCTTCAAACCCAAACCATCTACTACTGTTGACTTACCAGAACCTGGACCACCCATGAAGAATACTGCCTTAAAGATACCTGGGTCATATACACCTTCTCTAAGTAAGTCCTCAATCATGTAGTCTGGTAGAGTGGAGAACGACTCCTCTGCGATTCCCATACCTCTACGCACATCTTTGTATAGTTTGTCTGCGAGTTTTTTATCTGGCACGCCACCTTTGAATGAATCAAAGTCATCTTGTTCTGCGGCTGCCCTCATCTTAGATGCACTCATACCTGACACATCATCAGCATCTGGATCCCTTTCACCAGCACTAACTATGTTTATATCATCGAACTTATAGAAACCGTGTCTTGCCTTTACACCATTGTATTTCTTAAGTAGTGTTTCGAATTCTCTGATTCTATCTGAACCAACAACCATAGTGATACTAGTATAACCTTGTTTGTGTAATGCGTTTGCGACATCGAATACTGTTCTGGCGTTTGCATCTGGTACACCAACCTTCTTAGAAAAGAACTTTCTTAGATACTGAATCTTTGTTTTGTGATTCAGTGGATTTTTTCTCTTATCATTTGAGTGAGAAGTAAATATCATTGGGTCGCCTTTTACTGACTTTGATACCTTGTTTAGTTTATCGACAAGTTTACCATGCCCAATTGTGGGTGGGTTGAACCTTCCGAATGAAAAAACAGCGGGTCTTTGTTTCGCCTCTGATATGAATGATTGTAATGTTTTCATTATTTGTCCCATGCCTTTGCAGCTGTAAAGTTATTTAGTGAGAACTCCATACGGTCTACTAACTTCACTGCCTTACCGTCATCATCGATTGCAACATATCCCTCAGGATTTACTACTTTTAAACCTGTGGGTGTTCTTACGAATGTGCCGATTGATTTTGCTTTGTTTAAACCATCTATGATAATCTGTTTCGCCTCAACCATGCCTACTTGAAACTCTGTCAATGCAGTTATGAATGGTTTAAGACTTCTGATATCTCTGACAAGGTCTTTACCTATTTGTTCTTTGATATCTTTTGTCTTCTGCATCTTTACTGCACCAACCACTTTTGTTTTCCAATAGTTCTCAAAGTGTTTAAGATAATCATTATAGTTTAGATTGAACTTACCCTTTCTTATTTGGGCGTTCATGTATGTTTTGTATGTTGCACCTGCACCTTTAGATGCAATGGTGTCTTGTATCTTCATAAACTTAATCAGTGAAGGTCTTTTGATTTTATGAAATGACTTACCTGTTTTAGTAAGTAGAGTAGATAACTTAAGTGTTTCTTTTCCTGTGAGTGTAGAATTACCTGCAACATTCTTAAAGGTTGCATCATCAATCCATACATCATTGTTATGACCTAAAGAAGATATATCTGCACCGAATGAGGCGCCCAAATCATCTATACTTGAACCCTCGTATGTCGTATGAAATACTATACCATACTTGGCATTTGCAATCTGTTTACCTAATTCTGATTGAACTGGTACAGCATACATGATTGTGTTAGGTTGAAATGTAATGTGTTCTACATCATTTATTTTCTTCATCTTCTTATCTGCCTGAGTAAACATCAAGTCACCTTGCATTACTTTATTCCAGGATAGTTTAGATAGATACTCGAATGAGTCTATGAACTTCTTCTCTAAGTCTCCAGATAGTTCAGATGCGTTCTTAATTTCTGATACTGAACAATAGAACTTAGGTTCTTTATTGAATAATGATTTCTTTGCGACAAAGAATCTGCCGTCTTCTGGATGTTTTCCACAAAAGATTGCAGGTGCACCATCCCATTTGACAGTCATGTTGAATTTTTTCTTGGCATTTCCTTTCATCATGTCTCTGAGTGCGAGTAGAAAGGTTATAGAAGCACGACCACCATCAATACCGTTATTGATGATTTCATCTTCTAAATGTTCTAAATGTAGATTTTTAACGGCCATAAGTAGTTATCACATTGTTGTGTATAACTACTATTTATGTATTTTGAAAGCTATGGTGTTTCGAAAGTGGCGTCTGCATCGCCTTCTAACAGCGTTGTAGCAAAAGATATATTAGCGGTAATTGATTGTACTGCATTATAGGCGACAATCTTTTCATCATCGATTTCTGATTCACTCTTTTTATCTTGATTCCAATATGAATACATTCCGCCTGATGTGGCGTCTGGATTTGCAGTTCTCCATGCATTAAGAGCTTCTATAATGTCTCCAGTGCCTGTCCATTCAAATATCTTATGTGAATGTGCAACATCGTCTACGGTTAAGTCTGAAGATTCTGATAAACTCACAATTATAGAATCATCTGTTTCATCTGCATCTTTAGAATAGAAATAAAATGTTCTGGAAGTTCCTGCATCTCCACCCATCAAATCGTACCTGTTTTGCCATTCGATTAATTTTGATTGCATATCTGCTAAGTACGCATCATATCTAATTGTTGCCATTTATATCTCCGTGTTAAATTTCTATACTACTATTTAGTTTTTTGATAGCGGTCTAGAGTGCAATTTTTCTTCTAATTGAGAAACTTTTTTCATTAATATCTCTGCCTTTTTGGTTTCACCAACAGACTTGAGTTCTTTAATGTCTCTCTTTAGTTGCACCTTCTTTTGAAGTACTGACAATACTTCTTTAGGTTTTAAGTTCTTCGTCATAATCTATTATTTATATCACAATTTTTGGCCGACCTGAGAGGATTCGAACCTCTGACCCTCGGTTTAGAAGACCGATGCTCTATCCAACTGAGCTACAGGCCGAACATTCTTTTTACATCAACGGAGCAAAATTAAATTCTGGTTTACCGTTGCTGTCGTAAACTTCTCCTGTAATGACAATATAATCTTCTGGTCTATCAAAGTGATTCTCATACCATTTTTGCATTGTCATTGTTGCGTTGTCGCCAGAAGATTTAAAATCATCTTTAGTGACCCATGTAATCATTTGAAAGTACCTAGAGTTAGCAGTAGGATTACCCCTAGAATCTGAGGTCATCATTGTAAGTAAGAAAGGTTTTGAATTAAATAACTTAGTAGAAGCAGTTTTACCAGCAGTCGCCATAGTTTTAGATGCAGTTCCTTTCCAAGTAAATGCCTTTATCTCTAAACTTTCATCTTCATATTGTGCTTTACACTTGTTCACAAAAACTATATCTTCATAATTTATACCTGTTTGAGTTGTAAGTGCATTGTCACCTGTTTCGTCAAATGATTTTGCAAACCCAAATTGAGTTGCATTACTAATGTCTGTAAGTAAAAATTGTTTCTCAGAACCAAACTGTGGATTAGTTGGCACTTCATATGTAATGCCATCATCTGTGGTTATAGATGTAGTCAATCTTTTATCGGAGTATTGTTTTGTGTATCTTTTAGCTCTCTCAATAATAGTTTCTGCTCGTTCATCGCCTTTTAAAAATGCTACCACATTAAATTTATTTGGGTCAACTTTTCTTGCTTTTTTTGTGCCCTCTCTAGCAATTTTTAATGCTTGATGTATTGTTGTTTTATCGTTTGGGTCATCAACTGCTTGAAGTAAATCGAATCTATCAAACTCTGCATATATTCTGTATGCATCTTTTAAAGTTTTTTCTGAAATGCCCCACTTGATACCAAAAGCAATTTTGAATTCGGATGTATTTTTAACTGACCAACCTTTACCAGTTTCTCTGAAACTTCTTTCATTTTTAACAGATAATCTTTTAGATAGTTTAGGTATCGCAATTTGCAATTTCTTTTCATTTCTTTCTGTTGACTTATCATCATTATCTGACTCTAGCAATTCTAGTTCATCATCTTTTTCGTTATTAGGGTTAAATGTGTAAGGTGTTGTTTCAACTTGAACATTACCACCTAATTCTTTAGCGATATATGTTCTTCGATTGCCACCATAGACAACATTTTTTTCATCTGCTTTGATTGGTCTTGTGTTGAGAAACTCTTCGCCAGCATCAAGTCTTGCTTTCATAGACTTACGAAGTTCTTGCATCTCATCGTCTTCGGTAGACCATCCATTTGGATATAACTCTTTGTTATATGGATGTTCTATTAAATCTTTTGGATTCATTATTTTCATTGTCATATTAAAAATCTCCTTCTGCAACTTGGACAACTGTAGTGCCTCTTTTTCTCCACATTTCGACAACTTGATTTCTGTCGTCAAAGACTAAATCAATCTTGCCACCCAATTCTTCGAACTTATCTGCAAGTTCAGATTTAAACTCATCATCTTTTCTGAAATCGCCATCTGGTCTCAAAAACAAACCTTGGTGATTGTTGCCAATCCATTCTGCAATTTGTTTCTCTGTAATCTCCCTCTCTGACTCATTTCTTGCACTGAAGAAGGCAACTTGGTCACCTTGTGCAATAAATCTTTTTGCAATGTCACATACCCACTGAACTGGAGTATCGTTTACTGTTTCTGCTCTAAAAGACTGCCAATCGTTATTACCATTGACAAAATGCCTTCTATGTTCGACATCAGCGATAGTGCCGTCAACATCGAAAATTATTGTTTGTTTCTTTATCATGTGTCCATTATTGCATTAAATGAAGGTCACCGTCAACCCCTTTTAAGGTCAACAAACTTCCTCCTAGATTTACTAAACTGTTTCATTGGAGACTTAAAGATTATCTCTTCTTTAGTTCCAGTCTTGATATAACCTACGAGATGCAGTGCATCATTAACAATGTAGGTGTGATTTGGTACAGGACATTTGGCGTCTGACCAATCGGTAATCTCTTTAAGATACTTCATGTAATTCTAACTCCCCTATTAACTCTGAGATATCACCCACCCATGTAGGATTGTCGATTTCATCAGAACGAAAATCTCCTTCTTGCACTTCAATCGAAGTGATGTAGTCAAATGAACCATTTAGTCCATTGTATCTGTTGACATGTTTCATGACCAGTGCAGCTGCACTTGCCTCAGTCAAACTAGGTGAATGGTAGTAAGAGTGTTCGCCCTCACCATATGCGTTCTCCTCGTACACAAGGGTTTCGACATCGAACCCAATAACATAATCAGAACCTCCCTTAAACTTATGGAAGTTAGTGCCGTACTCTTCGACATTTTGGGTGGTTATTACATATTGGTTTCTCATATCAGTCTCCTTTTTTATTACTGTTCCATTCTACTAAAAAGTGAAGGTCATTGTCAACCCTACCATGACAAACATGTGTAAGGTTCATAACAACCTGAAACACCGATAGCGGAGTTATCGCAACCCCTACCATCCATCCAGAGTTCGAGTTTAATCTCATCAAACTCTTTGATGTGTAGTATCATGTGTTCAAATGTATTTTGTAGATTGTTCTGGAAAACATCTTTCCAGTTAGTCTTTTGAATTGGTTTGACTAGTAAAGAATTATCACTAACCTTTTTGATGATTGCAGTATATTCCATACCGTCTTTGACATATTTACAGGTATCTAAACCCTCTTCTATGTAACCGTTAAACAAACTCATTGACATGCCTCCTCGAACCTAAGTTCGAACAGTTTTGCGATAAACCCATGTTCACCACCCACTGGACTTGGTACATTTTCAATACCGAATTCTTTCTCTATTGCAAAGATTACATTCCAGATATCTTTATCTGCCATCTCTAAGATGTTTTCCATAATATCTTCTTTGATATTATCATTAACTTGATTACTCATATTATCTCCTTTCTTCATCATGGAATAAGGATACTAAAAAGTAAGGCCTGCTGTCAACCCCTAGGCGTGATTAATTCTATGTTTATCTCTTAGAGCTTGTGCTTTGGGATTATCAGTGAAGTTGCGACAATAAAGAAGATTACTGTCTGGATTAGTTTTCCACCTGTCAAAACCCCATTTGTTGGTGAAATCGATTAATGGTTGATTGTCTTCTCCACAATAACCAGTTATGTAAGGATGAATGTCACATATACGAGCAAACAATTGATTCATGGCATCAGGATACTTTCGTTCAGGATCCATATCTAAACAGATATCTGCACCGAAGTAACCCAATCCTTCACCGTAATGTTCGTCTTCAGGTTCATTTACGAATTGCACCATACCTGCAAAATAACCAATCACTTTGTTTTCGTGTTTGATTACCCAAGCATCTCTCATGTTTATCCCAATCCATTTCCATGCCTCTAGGTGCCATAGTTCTGAATGGTGATGATGTATGCCTGAATGTTGTACTCTATGACAACCTTCTGCATATTCTGGTCGCATTAAGTCTAATTCATATTTCATAATATATCCTAATTGGAGCTACTGGTCAGAATCGAACTGACTACCTGCTGATTACAAATCAGCTGCTCTACCGAGTGAGCTACAGTAGCGTGTCTAAATGTTCTAAGTCAATGTTATTTGCATCTAAGAGTTCAATCTTAAATTCATCGGTCTCTCTTAAAAATTCTACTGAGTGTGGCAATTCAACACCTTGTGATGCCAATCTATCAACTGCCTCTGTAAACTCTCTGTAGGTATCTCTATCGACCTTAACTTGTTTCTTTGCTGTCACTGGTATCATATCTATAATGTTCATCTTCCTACTGCCCCTAAGTATTTGTGTTTACATTCATCCCATGACATAGATACAATATCATCATAGAATAATGTTTCTGTTAAGTTTTGTCTCTCTGCGTTCATGAGGTTATTTATTCGTTTAGCCGCATACTTATCTTTCCATAACTGAGTAAGTGTTTCGACTGAACCATCATTGTTGTTTCTTATCAATTGGTCTTGTTCTATCTCACCTCTAAGAAATTCTCTAGTGTTTTCATAGAAACAAGAATAGTAGATACCTCTTTGATGGTCTGACTTCTGCAACTCTTTTGGTATCTTAAGTTGCGAGTACATGAATTGTCTCATACGATTTCTATGGTCTCTCTTAAGAGTCTGACCACTTTCTCTCTTTGCAACATACAATAAGAAGTATCTCTCATTGAAATGGTGTTCTGCATAGTCTAGCATCTTTCTTTCAGTCTCTTTGGTCATTTCAAATGATAATGAACCTTGACTGTATCCCATTTTCTTCCAATGTTTGAGTCTGTCGTATTGTGATAACCCACCTGTCTTAGATTTACCATAGAGAGATGTAGTAGTCATACCGACTAGTTTATCTCCGTAGTTTTCTTCCCATTGTTTCTGTATCACATCGGCAGTACATAACAATGCCATGAGTTTACCACCAGTGTAATTGAACCCTAGTGGTTGTGTTGGTAGAATACTTGAACCTATGGCGCTGTTGTTTAGTTTACCACTATTCGTTTTGTATATTCTTTCCCACCCAATGTAATCATCTCTAGGTGTTAAGTCAATAAAGTCACCTGTAATACAGATAACACCAAGATACTTCTCGGTCACTTTGTCTCTAACAATGTAATGTAGATTTCTACCTATGTTTGATGAGTTCTTTTGTGAGTGTGTCATTGTTCTAAGACAATTCCATTTCTCTGTAAGAGTACCAGCAGACTGTCTATCTTTGTTCGAGTCTGTATAAATCAGTTCTGGTTCTAGTTTCTCAAAGTCTTCGTATGAATTAGGAAACCATATGTTGTTCTTAGTCTCATTGATAAGTTTTAAATGGTCTTCATTAACAAAGTTAGTCTCTTCGCCAAACAATGTAGAAACTGTTTGTGTCGGATACTTCATGTGTATCTCTTGGTACTTCTGATATAAGGTGTATTCTGCTACACCCATTTTAGATACGAATGATAAATCTTTTATCAGTAGTTCTCTGAGTTCTTCTTTTGATACGATGTCTTTCTCAACCCTATTGGCCTGATATTCATCGAATTGTTTTTGTACAAATGGTTCCATAATTACATATTAAAATCGTTAAACTTAGTTGAAGGTCTTGCCCTATCAGCGACAGGTATACTATCATCGATTAACATTTCGCCATCTACTAATTCTTCTTGTGCCTCTTGTTCTACATCATAGAGTTTCATTCTTGCTCTATCGATACCTATTACAAATCTCTTAAAGATTGTAGGGTCATTGTATCTGTTTTTTAACTGTTTCACTACGAGTTGGTCTAACTCTTCTAGTTCTTCAGATGTAATCAATGCAAACATCAAGTCTGCTGTTGCAGGTAACCCAAATGATTCTGAAGTATCTTCAAGACCAATATCAGTAGAACCAAAACCACTTCTTGTTGTTTGTGTTGCACTCATAATAGGCACATCACATTCTACTGCAACACCTCTAAGTTCTTCTGCAATACTCTTAACTAGTGTATAAGAGTTTGCCCCAGCACCTGGTCTAATTCTCTGAGAGGCACATATGTTTAGATAGTCGATAAAGATGATATCAGGTTTGAAGTCTTTCTTAATCTCTAGTTCTTGTAATAGATGTCTAAAGTGACCTGCATGGGCGGCTGCAGTAGGATATTCTTTTACAATAAGTTTACCTTGAGTCTTAGATTTAAGTCTACCAATCTTCTTGCCGTATTCTTTCTTAGACATATCAGGCAAATCTTTCATAGGTACATTCATAATGTTTGCATCTATTCTCTCTGCAATTCTTTCTTCTGACATTTCAAGTGTAATATAAAGTACATTCTTGTTCATCATCAATGCACTTGCAGCCATGTGACACATGAATAAAGATTTACCAACACCAGTACCTGCGAGACAAATGTTTAATGTCTTATTGGGTAAACCACCTTTGGTAATCTTGTTGAAGTATTCTAAGTCAAACGGAAGTTTCTCTTCTTCTGTTGTGTAGAACTCATATCGTTCTTCTGCATCTTCTAAGACATCATGACCAATGTGTTGGTCAAATGATACTGACAATGCATCTTTCAATAGTTCTGGTATCTCACCTGTAGACCTTTGCGACTTCTTATCAATGACTTCGATTGAATCCATGACTGCAATATAGATTGCTCTATCTTTGCACCACTTCTCTGTTTCATCTACTAACCAATCTATTGGTGTCTCTTCTTCTGGCATTGAGCCCAACAACTCTTTACAACCTGTAATGATATTCTCTGAATGAGATGTATCATTGTCTAGGTTTATGAGAAGTGCTTCGAGTGTTGGGCTCTTGGTGTATTTTTCGAAATAAGATTTTATCTCGTTATACACCAACTGCTCAGATGAATCGGCAAAGTACTCAGGTTTAAGAAAAGGAATTACTTTTCGTGTAAACTGTTCACTCTGAATCAGGTTCTTCAGGATTGTCTGTTCTATTCTCATTGCTTCCATACTTAAAATAATTGTTTGCGACTTTTTCTAATCTCTCCATTACATCTGGAGTGAAATACTTTTCGGGATTGTTGTTAATTGTTTTACCAAATTCTGTTTTGCCATTTGGTAATAACACCCTTGTACTTGACTTCTGGAATACACCACTTGCAAGTGCCATGTCTAGCAGACCATAGTATCTATCTAAGCCTGAGTCATATGTTAATCTTACATCGACCATTCTATTTTCTACAGTCAATCTTGATTTGGCGTTCTTACAGTGTATAATATTTCCAATGATTTCTGTACCCTCTTTTTCTTTTCTTTTTGAAAGATAGATGATTGAACTAGCGGCATACTTGAGACCACTACCCCCACCCATTTCTTTCTGAGGAAACATAGAACCAATCACATCATATGTATGATTAGTCACAATCATTGGAACACCTGCACGACCTAGTTTTAAAGTTAATACTCTAAATGCACCCTTAGTAATTTGGGCACGAGTCATGTCTTTGGTTTCTTTTCCGTCAGCAGTATCTTGTATCTCTTTGGTAGTTGATAACATACCAAGTGAGTCTAAACAAAACATCATCGGAGGTCTTTCATCCTTTGGTGTCTCTAAGTACTTGTCGAGAATATTGATTGCCTGATTTCTGAATTCTTGTACTGTTACCACAGGCACGATAACAATTCTATCTGAGTCTATACCCCTTTCTTCAATCATTGCTTTACTGATTGCGGACTCTGACTCAAAGTAGATAACAGCAGATTCAGGATTATCTGCAAGGAATTGTTTTACCATTCCCAATGCAAAGAAAGTTTTACCTGTTGCTGATTCACCAGCGATTGCGGTGATTTTGTTTTTGGGTAGACCACCATATAGTGACCCACTCAGCAAAGCATTAAATATGTACGACCCACTATCTACGAATGAATCTACATCACCAGCATTGACGCCATCGGAAACTACTCCTGCGTATTCATTGCCTGATGCTTTGACTAAATCTTTTATAAATGACATTTCACTTCTCCATAATATGTAATATACTAATCTAGTATACTAGAAGATGTGTTATTTGTCTAGTAGGTTTTCTTCTAATTCTGGAAAGTCTTCACGACAACTTTTGTATTTAGATTGTTGTTCTAAAATTTCTAGTATCATTTTACATTGAGTTTCTAAATGAATTATAAAACCAAATATGATTGCAATCATAATCATGTAAAATATATCCATTATATGGATTGTCATAGTTCTAACTCTGATTGTGTCTCTAAAACTACAACACCTTGTTCTAGTAATACTTCTCTGTTTGCCATGTGGGCAGCTTCAGTTTCTTCTTTATTACCACCTGTATATGCGACTGCATGGTGGTCAAGAATCATCTGTTGATTTACAGATGTTTCATTTGAACCAATGAACAAATCTCCTAAGATTCTTCCAAACTTTCCTTTATCGTGTGATACTAGTTCGATTGATTCTGCTTCTTCTAAAATTGTTTTAAGATGTTTTTTAGATGCTTTACCAAATTTCTTTTCTACTAAATCTCTTGTTCGGCTTTCAGGAGTATCGATGCCTAACATTCTTACTCTCTGTTTTTTATACACCATACCGAACCCTAAATCAATATCTACATCTACTGTATCACCATCGACTACCTTCACTATGTTTACTTTATATCTATACATTTTTTATACCTGATTATGTTTTCTATGTGCAGTTTTTTCTGCCCAATCTTTCAATGCCTTTCTTATAGAATCTTCTGCAAGAACAGAACAATGCAATTTGATTGGCGGTAGTTCTAATGCATCTGCAATTTCTTTATCTTTAATCAGTTGTGCCTCAGTCATGGTTTTACCCATTAAGAGTTCTACGAATAAAGATGAACTTGCAATAGCAGAACCACACCCATAAGTTTTAAATTTGACATCTTCAATAACTTCAGTATCAGGATTTACTTTTAAATCTAATTTCATTACATCACCACATGCAGGTGCACCAGCTAAACCGGTCACTACATTTGGGTCATTTGGGTCGAATCTTCCGACTCCATGTTTTGATGGATTGTTCAAGACTTCTTCGAATCTATCGACTACTTTTTTTGAGTATGCCATAGAGTTATTTATCCAAAAAAGGAATCTAAACTCGCAACTGGTTCTACATTCCAGTTAATATGTCCTATGATGTTTCGTAATGGTTCGATAAATGATTTATCAAACTGCAAATCATAATCTACAAATCTATGTAAATCAAATTCTTTTGGTAATGAGTTAGTGAATGATATCACATTCTCATTGATAGGGTTTGGCATAGTAAGATATGTAAAGTGAATCTTCTCACCGTTTTGAATAGGTTCATATCTCTTCAGTAGATTCATTTCTTTAAGTCTATGATTGAATAGTAATGAACCTCTGACATGAATTGGTGTACCCTTGCCATAGATGTGAGTTGGGTCTGCATACTGAATGAGACCTTTACACCCTCTAGGGAATGCAACATCTTCTGGCGGAAGTTCTCTGAATTCTTTTCTTGCAGTTTCTACAAAGTCCCATAACTGCTGTTCATCACCACGCATGACAATCTTAATTGCATCTTCTAGTCTTCGTCTCACCCACAAAGGAGTTGATGACTTTGCAGTCTCAATGCCCATAAGTTTGAGTTTAGGTGTCTCTAGTCTAACACCCTCATTATCAAATACATTTAGAATATATCTTTTCTTTGCAGTCCATATACCTTTGTCTGCAATTACTTCACGACCCATTTCCATTTTCTGTTGATATGCATTGGTATAATCTGCAAGGTCTTCGAAACCTGCATCAAGTACATCTTCTATCTTAGACTCTGCCTTAGATAAGAAATCACATATCTTGTCTTTGTCTGTTTCGCCAGGCATAACTGTTTCTACGAATTTATCCATTGTGAGATAAATTGAATCAGTATCCATTGCAATGACATAATCTTCATTGTCTGTTTTAAGTATCTTGTTTAGATATTCGTTGACTATCTTCTCTGACCATTTGATAACTAACTGACCAGAATAAGTAATTGCCTCTGCAAGATTTGGGTCAAAGAAAGCAAACCACTGATTCGCCATAGAACCATATGCTGAGTTAAGTGCAATCTTTCTTACTTGTTGATTGTTGTATGCCCTCTTAATAAGAGTATCTAGTTTCTTAATCTCTTTAGGGTCAGAAGTCTTCTCTTTGACTTTCTGATACTCAATCATCTTTTTCTTCCATGCCTTACGCTCATCGTACATGACTTCCATAATCTCAGGAAAGAAACCTTGTTTATCTCGTGTGAACATTACACCATTGGGTGCGACTGTAGCGTTCATCTTCTTAGCAATAGATAAGTCCACTTTCTTGTGCAACATCAATTCTACATTCGTATCTTGTCTATGACCCTTAATCATTTTCTCTGGTGAAATATTCCACTGCATAATCAAATGAGGATATAGAGAGTTCAAGTCAAATGACATAACCCAATTATGACCACCAGTGATTGGTTCTTTAACATAGGCACCTGCAATCTGATTCGTCTTGTTCTCGTTTCGTTTTTGAGGTGGTGTTTGAACTCCTTGTTCTTTTAAGAAGTTGTAGATGATTGTTTCCCAATACTTAACCATACCGAATGTGTCGATGTAATTACACTTGGCATCATACGCCATTGCCTGAGTCAAGTCTAAGAAACCTAGTTTGTCTTCTAGTTCTTCTACGAGAACAACATCTTTAACATTATACTCTAAGTACTTTGCGTAATTGTTTTTGTATAAGGTATGCAATGAACCATACTCTGAATAATCTAGTTTCTTCTTACCTAATTCAAAGTGAGCGATGTAATCTAGTTTGTATGAC